TCAATGCTGTGTTGTTCCATTTGACAATGCCAACATGATCCGGCTCAGCATCTTTGTCAAATTGAAAGAAAACAATATCACCGGCTTTTGCCTGTCCTACCGGTATCAGCTTGCCAAGCATGGCAAACCATTTAAGTGCATGATCACAGCTTGCAAACCCTTTACCGGATTGAGCTGCTATTGATCCACCAAGTCCTGCTTTGTTATAGCACCAAGATACAAACATGGCACACCAAGCCTGATTGTTTAAGCCATACCATTTGCCATATTTTGTGTCATTGACTGGCTGCTCTTGATAGCCAATCTCAGCTTTAGCAACCTCTAATAAGTTTGGCATTATTCCTCAAGATTATGCTAAAAGTAATTTAGCCTCGTCAGCGGTTATGCTTAAACGCTCAAACAGTTCTGCCTTAGCTTGTGCCTTTGTTTGCGCTTCAGATTTCTGTGCTTTTTCATAAGCAACTAAACCTGCTTTTATTTCTGCTCCGGTTGGTTCAATTTGAGTTTTATCAAGCCAAGTTAAATCATCACCAACCAAAGTAAATTCAGCATTTGGTTTAATAAAATTTATTGCACTAACTTTGTCTTTATGCAACATTATGCACCTATTTCCATTAGTATAATTTGTGCATCTCCGCCTTCATTAAATCTAATATAATTACTGGCGTGATTTCTTGCTCCTTGTGTTTTATATGTTGTCGCAGAAGTTGTTGCTGGACTATCTAAATAAGTTAAAGGTAATAACCAATTAAACAAAACATAATTTGCGCCATTACCACCAGCACCAACTCCCAAACTATCATCAGGTTGCGTCCAAATAGCAGTTGCATCTCTTAATAATCGATATTTACCAGAAACAGCGACAGCGCTAGCCATATACAGAATAACTGGTTGCGTTAATATAACAAGAATTTTACTAGTTGCGGAAGAAGGAGTAATGGTTGCAGTTAAACCTGTATCAGTAAATGTAGATGTTGAAACTGTGACATCAGTTGTGGCAGTTCCTTGAACTACCTGTAAAACTTTGCCACCGCCAGCAGGAGCAGCCCAAGTTGGCACTCCACCAGAAACAGTTAATACTTGACTTGTTGAGCCAATTCCTAGTCTTGTATTTACATTAGATGTTGATGAACGAAAAGATAAATCGCCAAGAGTTGTTTCAGGATTTAAGTTTTTTGTTGTGGTATCAACGGATGATCCAAGCGTGCGAATTGCGGATGCGCCATCTTTGACCAGAGCTGTGTCATCTGGAGTTGTCCAGCCGTAATTGGTAGTGGTTGCCATATTGTCCTATTCTCAGGATACGATTGTAGCGTATTCCCATGTAAGAGTTTGATCTATCGTCTGCCATGTTTCATTGATTGGAACAGTATTCCAACGCATTGCTACCTGACTAAATGCCACAGGCGACAAATTGAGCGTTATGAATAATTCATTAAATCGAGTGCTCCAAGACCAACCCTCCACATACCCCTCAAACTCACCGCCTGAGATTTGATCCGGTAGGTTTTGCAAGTTAAGTGGTTGCCCCATAAATACACCAAGCAAGTTATCCCGATCTGCATTGTCAATCTCTGGATTTGTAATTGGGAAGGTTATTGATTGGAATGCCGGTAATGGAAAGGCTCGTTGTGCAATGTAGCGATCTGCCACCTCTTGAGCATCCACAGCTGAATGAATGACGGAGTTTATGCTTTCGGCTTTGTAGCCGTATAAGGCAATTGATGATGCACTTGTTGCAGTTTCCTGAGATCCAAAGTTGTTGCCATAATTGATATAAATGTCATTGCGTAGGTCAGCTGCTCGCACAACAGTTGAAAGCCCTTGACCTAAAGCATGGTTAGCATCAAGATCAACATAGCCGTTGGCAAGCAAGTAAGTTTGTCTGTGGTCGGCATCTGCATAACCAATGTTGCCTTCATTGTCCTCATATAAATAACCAAATGCTGAATTGGCAATAAGACTGGCAATGTTGTAAATGGTATCCGGATCAGCTGCTCGGTTTTCCATTGTGTAAAGTCCCGGAGTGTCAATCTCTCCTAATCCTTGATTTTCTGCATATTGCCATTGAACAGTTGCATCGTATCCTGACCAAGTTGTTGCAGATGGCACATCATTCCAAGATCCAAGCAACACACTTTCCAACAGCGTTTCAATTTGGTTGCCATCCTCATCTTGTGAAATTGTGCCGTTGTAGATCTCTTTTGCTAGTTTGACCAGCGCACCCATTGCAAGGATTGTGTAAGAGATAACTGTGGCAATTTGACCGGTTTGTGCAACCTCAACTGTAATGTCAGTTATGTCGCCACCAAATAAATTTACATAAGTTGCTGAACTGTCTTTGACCTGCAAACTTAAACTGTCATTGATGTCAAATGGTAATGTTTGTCCAGACAATGCCACAAGACTGATTTGCAAATAAGATGGGTTGGGTTGTGTATAGATATCATCCCGACCACTTTCATGAGTGATGTCGCTGATTGCAATGTCTGTGTAATCAACACCGGCAACAGTAAGTTTCCAATCTGGTGTCCAGACTGTCATTATCCGCCCTTTATGCCTGAGTTATACAGCTGTGGAACTGATCTTGATGCACTTTGATTTAATACTTTTGCAACTGCTCTAGCAGATCCTTCCGGATCTACTGATTGAATTGTAATGTTAGTAGTGTTGCCACCTGCTTGACCAAATGGACTTCCTGATGCACTCATTGGAACTGTTGGCAAATTCCGCAAAAATCCGGTGGTTTTACTAGGATTTGCAAGGTAAGGAATGTCAGGACCAGTATTAAATGTATAGTTTGTTGCTCTTATGCCTTGATTTGCAAACTCTATAATTAAACCAATTGCTTCACTGAGGAATTTTATTAAACCTTGAAACTTACCAATCAATCTATCAATAAACTTGCCAAAACTTTCTCCAGATTTTTCAGCATTAGTAAAACCAGCCGACAAACTTTCATCCCCAGTTAAGCCAGCAATAAAGCCGTTCAAAGCCGGAATGCCTTTTTCATTTAATAATGTAATTAACTTTTCAACCTGTGGCAATAATGCAACGCCAAGACTTTCTTTTGCTTCATCAAATCCAATTTTAAGGCGATCAATCTTGCCTTGAAATGTTTCAGCATTTGCAGCTGCTGCCCCACCCGTTAGATCTGATAACTTTTGTTGCACCTCTGTAAATGAAAGTGTTTTTAATTCTGTTTTGTCCAAGCCAAGCCCTAATTTGCCAAGTGCGGTTGTGTTCCCATCTTGCGCCCGACCCAAAGCATTTGCAACTGTTTCTAAATCTAAGTTTTTAAATTTTGCTATATCTAACGAAAGGTTTAATAACTTTTGTGCTTCGTCAGTATCTTTTGTTGATATTGCCAATCTTGCCATTGCTGGTCTAAGTTTGTCATCGGCAACTCCGGTTGCAAGGCTTGTCTTAAGGATCATGTCCTCAGTTGCCTTTATTTGGGCATCTGTTGCACCTGTGGCAGATCGTAGGGCAGCAGCCAACCTAAGTTGTGCAGCCTCATCCTCTATTGCAGCCTTGACCCCATCGACGGCTAATTTAGTGCCATAGGCAACGGCAGCAGCAGCAGCGACTGCAAATGCAGCAGCAGCCTTCTTTCCAAACGCTGAAATTTTTTCGCTATTACTTTCAACTGCGTTATCAGCTTGATTAAGTTTGTTTTTGAGATCGTCAATATCTGCAAGGATCTTGAGGGATAGCGTTCTGGTATCTCTTGCCATTACGACCACTTATCCAAAATGCGGTTATACGCTGCTTCCCATTTGCTAATCAATTCAGGCTGAATTCTGCGAAGCGTTGGGTAGATAAACCAACCACGACTACCTCTGCCTTGCCTTCCTGAATATGTAGGGAACTGCTTGAACTTATTAGATCCAAACTCAGAACCACCCCATAGGGTTTGCGTTGTAGCCCCACCTGAAAACTTTTGTCGTGCAAAACCATATTTGAACTCACCAATTTTGCTTGACTTTGAGATGCTAACGCCATCCGCAATTCTTTGCGCAACCTTGCCCGAT